ATGACAAGCCCTGCTTCAAGTTTTCCTTTTTCATTGACTTTTTTGGACATGTTGTCAAGCGTATTAGATAATGATTTGTCTACCGAATCTAGTATTTTATCAAATTCAGTTTTGAATAAACCCATTCCTTCAAGAACATTTGCCCATAACGGTGGCATTGAGCGCGTCAACAAAGGAACCACCGCGGTTCTTATACCAGTCATCATTGTTTCGAAATTAGTAACAACTTGTGCAAAAGCGCCGGATTTGAAGAATTCTGCAGTTCCTGCCTGAAGTTTTGATATGATGTCTGATGCTTTTACCAGGCCAACTGAGAATGCGTTTGATACTTCTTTGCCTGCTGTGATCATTACAGGTGTGACTTCTGCTGATGTCTGTATAAGCCTGTTATTAAATGTTTCAATAGCTTTGCCCAGCTCTTCTGTTCCACCTGCAAGATTTTTAATTGCGCCGATTGTTTTGATTTGTTCGTCTGGATCCATTGCTCTTAACGTGTCAATTGCAGATGATTGACGTAATTGTTCTTTAAGCGCTTCGCCTGTATTCTCATCAGCTTTGGCAAATTTTGCTATAGTATCAGCTGCGACTTTTCCGCTCAAATCGAGTTCTGAATTCATTAAGGAGAGCGCATCGGCAGTGTTTCTAAATCCAAGCTCCGACGCGATTGCATTTTTCATTATGGCTGATTTGCCTTCAAAATTCATCTCTCGAAGGTATTTTCTCTGCTCAGTTAAATAAGCTGCTTGATCTGTGTTAGACAGATAGAACAGCTTCTGTGAATCTATGACTACGCCGGTAAGCGCTGCAACATTAGCTGCTGCTTGTGTTGCACCCTCAAATGTCATGAACTTTGCTGCAGATTCTGAGGCTGTTGTAAGATCAATTCCTAAATCGTGAACCGTCTTCGACAAGACAATCATCTGCGATTCAGAATATCTTCCGTACATATTAAAATCGGCGAGCATCCTTGAGACATCTTCAGTCAGCGCTTTCTTGCTTAAGCCTGTAAGTTTTTCACCTGCAATAATTGTTGCAGAGAAATTCTCAATGTATTTACCTGTTATCTCGCCTGTATGCGCATATTCTCGCTGATAGATCTGACGAACTGCAGTGGCATCAAGTCCAAGCCCTCTCATTGCAAGGTCTGTGGACTCTTTCATGTCATACGCATTGGCTTTATTAAGGGCTTTTATACCTGCGCTATACAGTGCTGATTCTCGTAGCACAGAGTCTGTATATGCCTTATTTAGATCTGCTGCATCTTTGTACAAGAGTGTTGCATTTCTCGATATCTCCTTACCTGTTGAATCAAATCCAAAACTGATCATTTTTGTCTGTAGCGCTGTCTGCGTGCGCGTAGCATCTTCAAAAAGAATTTTTGCTTGTTCATTTAATGCAGTTCCGGCAAGTATATTTCCACCTGCAATCTCTGCAGCAATTGTACGTGGAACTCTTGCGGCTTCTTCCATACCCATTATGACAGTCTTATAAAGCTCGCTGCTATAGAGCGTGTTTGCTAAAGTGAGACTACCTAATGATGTTACTATCGCTCCAATCGTTTCTGACTTATCGCGCAGGGTTTGAAACATTCCAGTCAACGCAGAGTTCATCAGGTCGACACTTTCTGCTGCTGTTAATGCTTGTGCGCCAATCGCGGTGACTGTTTCGCCTGGTGGTGCTGGTTCTGCCATATTGTGACCTTATAGAGCTAACTATTCATCTTCCCGAGAACTTGTGAGATCGGTATGTCGTCATCAATCTGTATACCACCCATATTTGTCATATTTGACGCAGGTGTATTCTGCTTGATGCATCTATCGATAAACCACCGCCTGTATCTGATAGGCAGTCTACTAAGTTCTGTGTAACTTATCTTTAGATTTTTCATCAAATAAAAGAATTCTTCGAGCACTTGGACTCGATAGCTTTGATCAAGGCCAAAAAAACGTTGATCCGATGGGAAGCGACACCCGAGTGACTGCAGAGCACTTGACACAAGTCAGATTGTCTGACATGTCGATGCCCGGCTCATTATCTGCGATGTACTTTCTAAGCATTCTTGAGTCATGTGCAGGCATTGATTTTATGAATGCATTGACTTTGTTTTTATCAGAAATTCCATCAATTGAAAGTATTGAGAATTCCATTTTTGATGTGACAACATTCTCAACAAGTATGTCAGGCATACTCTTGCGACGCCGTTCCATGATCAGCTCGCGTTCTTCTTCATCTTTGCCAGTCAAAAATTTGAACCCGATGCGCTTCTTTGAGACAGGCAAAATGTAGTCAAATTGATTTATTCCAGGAGCTGATGGAGAAATTTCAAGTCGCTTGATCTCCAAATTTGACAAATCAAATTCAGTCGACTGTGATGTGCCACATGCAGTGCAAGTGCAGTCAACTTTGTAACCTGGCCCGTATCCTGTGATTCTAATTGCTACAAGCACTGACAGGCGATCGCCATTAAGCATGTCTCTTGGGTTGATTGACTTGTCAATTAGGCAACTGTTCATTAGATATGTGAGAACAGTGCCGTCTTTGATCAATGCACGAGACATCAAAATGTCTTCTTCTTGTGCAGTCATTGCCTTGATCTGGACTGTTTCTTTATTATGCAACGGGCTGTTCTGCGGGTAGATCTTGCCATTTGATGGCAGCGGAATGCTCTCAACAGGAACAGTCCAACCAAAATCATCTTGAACCGGATTTGATCGTTGAATCTGGTTAAAACCTTCAGCGCTCGGGCTTATAGTGTCACTCTTTCTTGGCATAATAAAAAACTCCTCTACACATTTTACAGCGTAGAGGAGTCAATTGTTCTGTTAATTTCAGTTTTTTAACAATCAGAATTGCAATACACAATTATCAAATTTTAATGAAAGTGAAATAGACATGACGTCATCACTGCCGTAATCAACATCACCAAATTTTGCTGATTCAAGGAGCGCTCCCTTGATGTCCCAAAGCTCCACAACGGTGCCGATCGGATCCAGCATCTTTAACTGAACGTCTCTCTTGTAGAAATCTGCATAGCCAGAGCGGCCTGACACAGACTCATGATGTGTCCTAATCCATTCCATGACCTGTTGCGCACCTGACGGTGCGATCGGATCATGTAGATCAACAGACATCGTATCAAACTTAAGTTTGCTTGAGATGTAGCGCTGTGTGTTTATCCAAGGAATTTCTTTGGATCCCATTGTGAAACCTGGGCGTCCGGCTTTCTTTACTAGAAATGCATCAATACCTTCGATAGCAAAGACCCAACGGTGTTTGCGCTTCGGTTCGAATTTATTCGGAAGCATATCTGTAACTGATAGAGTCTCGGCCATTTTATCTACTCCGTAGCTGTTCTATAGCTAACTATTACGTTGCTGATGATGCGTTGATCACGAAATCAAGTGAGATGAATTCTGCGACTCTGACGGGTTGCAGAAATATCTTTCCTCTTATCGTATTATTGTCGATGTCTGCCTGAGTCGTAGTTGACGTGTCAATTATGACCTTGTAACGAGAAACGCCAAACCTTGTTTGTGCGTCTTGAAGAATAGGATTGACAAGGTTATTGAATCTTGTCAATGTTGCCTGTGTATTCGGCTCGAATAGAAGCGAGTTAGCAACTGAACGAACCTTACGCCTGAGGTCGATTAGCAGGCGTCTAACATTTACTCTGTCGAGTGACGATGCATTCTTAAGCAGCGTCTTCTGACCCCACACGACTGTCTGCGTACCGCTGCTTAACTTGACGATTGGATTGATGTCAGCGCCGTAGATTGTGCCAAGCTGTGGCGACGATTCATTCAGCGGAACATCAAGTGCAGTGAAACCTGCAGTCAGTGCCGGAACACCACCGCGTGTTGTACCTGCAGGAGCATACCAAGGTGCATATGTGTCATTCTTTGCATACGCTGCAAGCACAACAGCTGAGGGCGGGATTGTGATTGTTCCAGTTCCGTCGGGCGACGTTATCGAAACATCAGGGAAGTATGCTGCGGCAAAAGATGAATTTAATCCGCGCGACCTAAAGTCTGTCACTGTGTTCGATACTGAGACGATTTGATTGCTTGACGTGATGTATGTGTTGAGCGTGTCTTTCTGCTGAATGTCCATCAGATACAGTGCATCAAATCTATTCTCAACAGCAGTGATAGCATAGTTTGTTATAGCAGGTGTTCTGATGCCAGGAACTGCAAGCAATTGGATGTCAACATCTGCCGATGATCCCATGATGTCTATGGCTTTCTTATAAGCTGAGACTGTAGGTCCGTTGACACCGCCTTGATTTGTTGCATCATCGATCTCTCTTGTTGCAGCAAGATCTGTGAGGCTGGCTTTCTGTGTGTCAAAGATATTAACACCATCAAAACCACCTTGCAAGAAGAATGTGTAATAGACGTTCTGTCTATTCGCGCTGTATAGATCATTGAGATCATTGACTGCTAATGCTCTGGTCTTATTTACATCATTTGGTGTAATGTTTCCATTTCTTATGTACGATGCAGATTCCCAGAGAATCGCGCTAGAAACACCAAATGCACCTGTCACAACTTGAATGTTTTCTATTGAGAATATGTTGTTCTCAAATGTATCAGATTCTGCAGTGTTCTCAATAAAGAATTTTTTGCCAGTTACGTCGTAACTTGGAAAGAATTTTGCAAAATTAAGAACTGACTTATTAAAGGTTGTCTCTGCATTTTGTTCACTGAGGCTTGTGATGCTCTCAAACTTTGATCCCCACGTGTAATCTGTATTAAGAATAGCCGAAGGTGCAATTCCATCAGATATTGACTGACGTGTTGGAACAGGAGGTATCACAGCGCGTCTTAAGACTTCATACTGATTTGCTGCAAAGTTAAGATCTAGAGCACTAAAAGTTGTAAGACTGCTACCTGACGTAAAGAGATAACCGTAACCTCTATAACCTGCTGGAACTGCATCAGCAGGTACATTTCCTGCAATCTGGTCGGTCGATAGCTCGATTCTGATGTAGTTATTCGCTACAGGGTAGTCTCCTACAATAGCAATCTTCTGGCTGCCATTTGCACGGTCAAAATCAAAGTAGATATTTTGGTCACCAATTCTTGAAGCGATGTAATTATCAGAATTAGGATCAAGCGTAAGTCCTGCAAAGTATGATCCAGGAAGAGGATTAGCAGAACCGTCTGGAAGATCAAATGGACGAACTTCAAGATCAAATTGAGAATATGAATTAGCATTTGCACCCGGAATAATGTTTCCGATAGTGATCTTGTAATTCTTTAATGTGCTTAGTTGGTAATCATCGCTTAATGATACACCGTCAGCAAGCGCATGAATTCTGAACAAGTTGTATTTTGGCCCACCGTAGTTTTGCGAGGTGACAAATGGCGATTTAGGATGTGCGTATCTCTCGCTGAATTGCTCGAAGTTAGGTGTAGATGCATTTGATGTATTTCTACCGATCGAAGACGATGTAACGAATACAACATCTTGTTTGTTAACATCATTTTGTGTGTACGGTGTTGCTAAAATGTTTGTGCCTGTTACAGCGGCAACTTGCTCTGAGACGTCATACCACGTGTAGAGATAATGACCTTTCTTCTGGTAATCGAACGGATTTGTATTGAGCACATTTGGCAGGTATGCAGGTGATGATGGATTAAATGATGCTGTAATGACGTTGACTGACTGCTCGGCAGGATTGTTGATATGACCATTGAGCAAGATGACAAATGTGCTTGTTGTAAAATCATATGAACCAGAAATTCCTGCATTTGCTGTAGCAATTGCAGAAGGCTGATTAAGCGCGGTGGTCGTGTAGTTTCCTGATAGAGAAAGTGAGACACCGGAAGGTGTCATCAAGATTCCTCTGATGATCGGCATTGCTTTTGCTGAATCTTGAATGCCTGCAGATGAGAAATATGTTGATCCTGCAGACTCAGACATATAGCATCCAAGGAAATATGTCATTCCAAGGATTCCGCCTGAATTTGCATTAGGATTTGCAGCAACTATTCCTGCGGCGCCTACTTGCTGTTCACCAACGACAAAGCCTGCACGATTTACAGCTCCTGTAGATGTCGATCGTTTTGTTCCATCACCTGCACCAAGCACACGAAGATATGTTGCATTTGCATTTGCGCCATTTGATAGCCACAAACTGACTGCGACAGGACCAAATCTTCCGCCGCTAAGGCCGAAAATATTAGTCATATTCTGGTAAGTGCTAAATGTTAGTGGAACATACGCAGGTCCACTATCAGAAGTACCAATTACACCTGCAGGGACACCTGTATTGGAACGAGTTGACGTTGCAGATCTGTCGATCTCTGTGATAGAGACGCTAGGATAAGATAGTGTTGGCATTCGATCAACCTCTTAGATCTAAATATCAGACAAACTCGACGCCGGAGTTTGTAATAATAAAATCGATTGCAATAAACTCAACTGCTTTTGTAGGAACTATGATGATCCTTCCGTTGAGCTTATTTGCCTCGATGTCTTGTTGTGTATTGTTAGAGTCATCCATTACTATTTGGAAACTATCAACACCACTTTGTGACTGGATTGTCGCAAATTGCGGTGTCAATTGACCCACGAATCTTGCTCTAGTAGCTGATGTATTTGGTTCAAACACAAACTGTAGACCTATGTTGGTGACAATTCTTGCAAGTTCCAATAACAACCTTCTAACATTGACACGATCAAGTGCTGAACGTGCAATCTGCAATGTCTTTTGACCAAAGATTACAAATCCAAGACCAGGAAATGATGTAATTGGATTGATTCGAGCATCATAGAGACTGTCTCTATCAGCGCTTGAGAGCCTGACCGCAAGATTCACAACATTCGATAGTGCTGCTCGATTAAATCCTGCAGGTGCATACCACGGATATGTCTTTGAGTCATTTTGTGCAAGTGCACCCAGAGCAATGACAGAAGAAGGAACCCTCATACGTTTACCAGCTGACGTCGTTGATGATTCATCAAAAATTGATGCATCTGGGAAGTATGTTGCAACATAATTGTTGTTGATTCCTCTACCTGAGAATTGTCTGATTGTGTATGTCACATCGGGTATCGTTACCTTATCGAAGATTCTTGTCCCAGAATCTGTGTATGTTGGAATATCCATCAGGTAGATAGCTCGTGCATAGTTCTTTGTTGTCGTCGATGCGTAATCTGTAATCAGCTTGTCTCTAATGCCTGGAATTGTGACAATATTAACATTAGAAACGCCTGGATTTGTGATAATGTCTGCACCGGCACGATACGAGTTAATCAATGAATTAGATGTTCCTGCAGCGAAGATGTTTGCTGTTGTGTTAAGACCAATATTCAGACTTGTCGCTGCCTTACCACCAAACTCAGATGAAGTTGACTTATCATTCATGTTGGCCATGTCTGAGTCGAGGATGTTGAGTCCGTCAAAGCCGCCATAGAACATGTTGGTAAACTTCATGAAAGGTGAGAATCTATTGAATATCGAAGACGATGCGATCAACGCCATCGTTCCAAAAGTCAACCTTCCTGCAATTGTTCCAACTGAGCCTAGCTGATTGCCGTCAGAGATCGTTCCATCATTCACATCAGGATCTCTATTTCTGACGTAGATTGCATTTACCATGTGTTGGTCAAGCGTTCCTGTCAGATTATTGACTGCTGCCGCCAGCGCTGTTCCAGTACCCTTGGAGTTATAGAGCGAGACTCTTGAAAGTGTAAACTTGTTGTTGTTCATCTTGTCTAATGCAGAACCTGTCGTAACAACATCGAGTTTCTCTATTCCTGCAAATTTTGCCAATGATGTGATCAGTGGATTGATTGCTCCTGGTGTGTTAGGCTGATAGACTGCTGATTCGCCTAAGAAACTTGTTGTTGATGGGAATAGATCGTATTTGACACCCCAGTAGAGGCTTGCATCAGCAAATTCCTGCGTTCCTGCAGACCCTGTGAATGCAGGGGAAGAATTCACTGCGCCTTGTGTCACTTTGTACCGAAGCGGAACAGGAGGTGCAATTGAAGAAGTCAATGACTGTGCAGAACCTGCGAGTGTTCCTATCAGACGATTGCTTAAGATAGGACCATTAGAACGATCTGAACCATCGTCAGAGTCTTTGAGCGCTGACGTGTACTTCTGCGACGGCATACCTCTAAAACCAAATGGAAGCGATGTCTTTGGGATGTTGTTGTTTATGAGATCATTACCAAGAACAATTCTTACACGTGTTGAGACGTTTGGATATTGTCCAGATGAGACAAAGTTTCTATCCAAAGAATTAGCTGCGTCAAAGTTGTAGAAGACTTTCTTGTCACCGATCAACTTACCGACGAAATTTGCATCATCGAGGTTGAGTGAGCAATTCGGGTATTGCTCAAGTACGTTAGGATTCTTGTCATCATCGTAGAAGTCTCTTACTTGTACAGTAAAAGTTCCGTAAGGATTCTGTGGATCTGTTGAACGCCTAAGATTTGCAATTGAAACTTTGTAAAGTTGGTTTGTAGCAGCACCATCACCCATTGTCTCGAAGTGGAATAGCTCATACTCTTGACCACCGAATGGTTGCGAGATAAAGCTTGTGGTTCTTGCTGCTTTGTAACGAGTATCAAATCTTCCAAATGCATCTATAAATGTCTGCGATGCGAGTGCTGAGTTTGTTGATGTCTTGGTTGAACCTGATAATAAACCAACACTATCAGTTGCAGACGAAACATATGCAAGTTCATTCTCAACTGCGAGATCAAAATAGAGCAAATGTTGTTGTGTCTGGAACAAGGCAGGTTCTGTATTCAGTATCTTACCAACATAAGCATTGCTTGCAGGATCAAGAGAAGCAGTGAAAATCTTGATGCCTGTATAACCATCTGCGGTGCCAAATCCAGGCGATGAAGATGAGATGACAAGCTTGAATGTATTGTAATTAGTAGCTGTAGATGTGCTCTGAATTGTTGCTGCATCGTCAACAACATTTGCAGGCGAGTAGTTCTCATCATGGCTTAAGATCTGTGCGCAAGATCCAGTTGGAAAGAGCAAGACTGCTCTGACCATCTTTGCATTCCCACCTGATGTTAATGTCGAGAAGCTCTGATTATCGATGAATATAGGATATGATCCGTTTACTGTCTTATTAACAACATGATTTGCAACAAGAAACTGAACTGCACCTTGTGCTTTCAAGTTTTGATTTGTCGAGCCTGTGATTACAAACCCAGCACCTCTTGCTGTGCCTTGTGCAAGAGTCGTTGTGATATCACCTACAGTGCTATTTGCACCAATTCCAAGTGTTCTTACGAATGTTAACGCTTGACCGTATCTAAGGAATTCTTGTGCCGCGTAATATGTGTCATAACGGTCGTTAGATGTTCCAATAAACTTCTCTTTAAACTCTGAGAGAGAAGATACTGTCACTGGTATAAATGCTGGTCCAACTGGACTAGGACCTACAACACCTGCAGGTGTCGCTGTTATGATTACAGGCGACGGAGAAGATAGGTCTATCTCTCTGTCAAAAAATCCAGGAGATCGATAAATTGTTTCTGCCATTGTTTCTCCACTTACACTTTGTTTATAAATATCCCATCACTACGAAGAAACGCTGTTAAATCTTCTCGTCTTCAGTAAAAGTCACCTTACGTGCTGGGATGACCTGTTCGCCGGCTTTAATATCTGTATATATGATGCTTTGGTACTCTTTCTTCTTGTTTGTAGAAACAATTGCTTTGACCAAGTCTTCACCTCGTTCTAGATGTGGGTTTCCATTTTCATCAAGATGCGTGATATCAGACAAAATGAACTTATTGAGACGTGCATCAGCACCTGGAATAGGCGGTTCTTCAGCGATTTGTGTTCTTGAGTCGTAAATTCCAAAATTGATCTCAGGCGCAGACTGAAATGTCCTGAATGGCGATGCTAAACCTGGGTGATTCGGCGCAATAATGTATGCAGGAACTTTGATGTCAAAGCTGTATTTGATGATGCGCTCTTCATCTGTGTAATTGTCGAAGTTGTCATTATTGCCAAAAGGTCCTTGAACAAATGCAGTGAATTTATAGCCTTTGCTTGTTGTGATTTGAAATTCGTGGCCTTGGCCGTCAAATTTCATCATCATTGTTTCAAGAAGCTGGTTCATTTGGATCATGTACTGGGTCCAAAAAACAACGTTATAAGTCATTCCAATAAATTGCGGATATGGAATAGTAATGATCTCAAAAATATTCTGCCCTAGATTTGCATTATCAAGAGGCGTTGCGAGTCTACCAGATCCATAAGCAATTGCAGGTCCATTCCGTCTCGATGCAAGTGTATCTGGAAATGAAAACTTTCCAGGTGATGTTTCACGTTCAATAAAATGTGATCTTGCAGTGACATTATCTTGATTTTTAATTGAAAGCTTGTTTATGATATTCTGGTAATTTCTATCAGATTCTGACAATCTCTTTTTAATTACATAATCTGCAGACTGTCTGAATGCTATTGCTGTTCCGCCTACCTCAGCTTCATTCTTATGACCGATGCTTGTTCTTTTCAATGCAATAAGAGGCAGAACCAATGCATTATTTTTATCTCTGATTGGCTTTAATCTTTTAGTTAATGCAAACCGCTCGCCTGCTGCGAAAACAACAGGAACTTTTGTTGTTTGCTCATTAACTTTGACTTCAAAAGCAAGCCGCTTATCAAAAAGTTCAAATACAGCACGGTCGACATCTTCAATACCGCAAGGCGGTATTTTGAAATCATCAGGTACGTTAAAGCCTTCATAGCCTTTCTTAAGAACTTCTTTGATAGGCATTTTTAACTCTCATCATAGAAAGAAGATCCGACACCTTCAGGATCACCTGCAGGAGAAACTTCTGCAGGTCCTGTAAGAGGAGCGTCGAGTACACCGTTCTTCTGCAATTGTCTCACGTCACCTGTCACGCCTAATCGATTCTCAGCATAACCACGTTGTTGGACAAACGTTGTCTGAACAGCATCTGGGTCTGAGTATACTTCTGACGTTGGGCCAAAGACCTTCGCGACAAACTGTCCTTTTCTTGACTGCTTGCCTGTGATTGTGATGTACGCCTTATGCTCGATCTGGCCAAAAATTACATCTGTTCTGGGCGACTTGATGACTTCAAAGAATGTGTCGCCGTAACTAAAGAAATCACCTTCATGAACATCAATGCCTTTGTCAAGAAGATCACGTGACTGGACATAACACTCTATTGAGTAGTATTCTTCTGATCCAAATCGATTTGTTCTGACATCTTGAGGCGAGTATTTGACGAATGCATCGATCTCAATAGGATTCTCGAATATCTTGTCAGCAGACTCTTCGTACACATCATGCACGTTTGATTTAATGTTATTGACAGAGAAGTAATATATCTTTTGCCCAGCAACATCTTTGACAAGTTCTTTGCCAAGGTCATTGATGAAATTGATCTCTCGCTCTGTGATGAACAATCTAGCCATTTAGTGTCTTATCCTGTAAAGATTGCTTTACCGTTAGGCATTGGAATTTTTGATAGTTGCTTTGTAAGATTTTCTGCTCTAGTTGCAGCACCTTCAATAAGTTTGTCGTATGTAAGTGTCTCGAGCATTTCTTTAAGTTTTGTAACCAGCTCTTTTTTATCTTCACGCCCTTTTGACTGAAGATCGCCACCGTTCAGTGTTACTGTTCCGCCTGGAATAGGAACAGATGCGAATTTGCTTCTGATCATTCCTAGCTGTTCCATTGACAGAGCAAGCGTGTATTGTCTTATCCATTGCAAGCCCATGCTATTTATTCTTGCATAAGTCAGATTTCCGAATGGGACATTTGAAAGATTGTTTACACCGTAAATTGTCTGATCTTGAAAGCTTGGGTTTACTGGATTTTGCCAGAATTTGACTCTAACAAAGAGGTGTTTAGTTACAGTTGCTGTAAGTGTCGGAACAGGAAAGATTCTTATCTTTGTTCCAACAACCTTGTATGAGTAATTTGATCGCCTAACTCTATTAGAGAGATCTAACTGACCTGCCCTTAAGATGTCTTCAAACACAGGCAAAACATAGAAGATCGTTTCTGGTGTAAAAGACTCAAAGCTGAATTCATTATTTAGATAGTTGACAGCTGATGTTGTATCAAAGAATCGATAGGCTGCCTGCGGATTGAAGTGAAATACTTCTACAATTCTCATCTTCGATTTTGGCGTCGCATTTGCTGCTGATTCGTAGAGAGCCGCGCCAGTTGAATCTTTTAATTCCGTGTACAAGTCGTAATCTTGCTGACCCGGTATTAACTCGATTGATCCTGATGGCATATTGTATGATCCGCCGATACCTGCCTCAGATGCGTAAGGATCAGCAAATCGTGCAAGATACTCAAGGTTTTCTCTTGGAAACGCTGCTTCTAATCCTGCCTGTGATCCTGTTGAATAACCCAGGTAATTAAGCAGGGTTGACTTTGCCTGATACTGGTTCAATATGTTGCTATACTCAAAGCATGATTCTTCAAGATTTGCCCATATCTGCTTTTTTGTCAATTCTACGCTTAAGATGTCATCACCTAATTTGCGTTTGACAAATACAACCATTTTATCAGCATCAGTCCGGAATGACGTATCTGCGTCGTAGATTCCAAAAGGTGTAGGATTTAACGTAGTTACAAAGGTAGACATCTCACCACCTTACAATAACTATCACATTCTATAATCAGCGCTTTGATTTAGAGATCTCAATAGCACGTAATTGACGCAGTGCTGACGCTTTTGACTTGTGTGTACCGAGGCGTTTGCCGCCCTTCTTCGGATAGACTGCCCATTCATCACCCATGCGTTTGATAGTCTCTTGGATCAGCTGACGGATTAAGTTTTCATTCATCATAAAGACAGCTTTTACACGATCTTGTGCTTCTTGAGACCCGTAACTGAAGATCAATTCTTGAATCGGCATTTGATCAATGTCACCATTGCCAAGAATGATGGAAACTGGCCACGATAAAGGTGACATGCGTTTGTATTTTTCTTGCATCCAAAAAGGCAATAACTTGCTATCATGAAATTCTACAATTCCCTCGGCGACAAACTGCGCCTGTTGCCGTGAGTCTTGGGTCGTTTCCGCGTATTTTATCTATCGAGATTGCAAATAGACTAGTAACTTTTGCATAGCCTATATTGATTGCGATTCTTGATGCTTTTCCAGAATCATAAAGACCAATAAATCTCTGAATTCCAAAATTTGACGTGTAATCGTCATGTATTGAGTCTTCACCGAGTGGAATAAATCTTCCTTCAGGCGTAATCCAAGCAGCTGAATGCGATCTATAATAAACTTCTTTATCCA